AAACGTCAGGGGTGACGCGGATCGCACGGCACAAAAGGCTGATGCCCCCACCCGATTGGACTTGAAACAAGTCTTTCCATGGGGTGCCTCGCGCACCTGAGTAGAAGGACGTAAACCATGTCGTACACAGAAGTGCTGACAGGTCACGATCTTACCGCTGAACAGTGGGAGACCGGGATACAGTCAGAATACCTCCAACAGCTCTGGTGGGCGCACATCATGGGCGAAAGCTCAGATATGCCCATTCAGGTCAAGATGGACCTGAACAAGAAACCAGGCGATGCCATCACCATTGGCATTCGCTCAAAACTCAAAGGTGGCCACGTTACCGGACGCAATAAAGGCGAAGGGAACGAAGGCCGCGTTGACTTCTACGGACAGCGCATCACCATCGACAATGACCGGCAAGTTGTCAAAGTCGAAGATGTGCCGATGACGCAGAAGCGTGTCCCTTGGGATGTGCTGATGCAGGTCCGTGAAGCCCTCGTTGACCAATCCAAGCAACAGCTCGAAGACGACATTATGACGGCCATGATTGACACAGCCTCTGGCCGTGTCCGTGGTCGCTACCTCTATGGGGCTGCTGATTCCAACTGGAACGCGACCCATACCACGGCATTGGGCAACATCGACAACACCAGCGACAAGCTGACGACCTCGATGCTGGATATTGGAAAGCGCAAGGCGCTTATTCCGATCAATGCTACCGCGAAGATTCGCCCGATGAAGGTCCAGGTCGGGCAGTCCTTCCAAGAGTGGTTCATTTCGGTTCATCACCCGTACAGCATCCGCGACCTCATCACGGACGATGCATCGTGGAAGAACGCACAGCTGAACGTGCCTCCGATCCAGGGCAATGGGCATGTCCTCTACACAGGAGCCAGCTTCAAGGGCTCTTGGAACGGCGTGCTGATTTATGAGTGGGATCGGGTGGAGTTGGTGTCCTCGACCATTCAGTGCGGCCATGGGTTGCTCATGGGAGCGCAGGCCGGCGCGGTGGTTTGGGGTCAAACATCCAAGTTCACGGAAGATACCTCACAGGATTTGGGTCACGACTATGTGGCCGAACTCCATGAGATTCGTGGAATCGAGAAAATTGTCTACGGGCGTAACACAGTGAGCGGCGAAAGTGACGAGGACAACGGCGTTGTCCACGTATTCGCGGCTGCTGTTGCCGACTAAGGAGGTGGACTATGGCAGCTAGTGCATTTGGTCCAGCTCGCGGTGTCGGTCCCGACGGGTTGTTGAACTTCTACCACGGCAACGCTGGTGGGGCGAGTACCACGACAACGGTGACGCTTCCCGCAGGGGAAACCATTACCGATGTGATGGTGTCCGGTTCCACCAGTACGACTGCCGTGTACGTTGACACGATTTCAGCGAACACGTTTACGGCGACACATGCGAGTGCTGACCGATTCAGCTACATCGCGTTTGTGAAGAAAATCTAACCGTCTGGGCCTCACCGGGGGGCGAAAGCCGGGGCGTGAGGCCCATACAAAAGAAAGTGACAACAAATGTCAGCGAGCAAAACAGAGTGGTACTTCCAGTTATTCAACACCAGAAGCCGAAGCTTCATTGACGACGATTCTGGTGTGTGCAACGTGCTCACGGATGGTTCGCCGGCAGAAGCGACCATCTACAGCGATGAAAACGGCACATCGGCTTCCAACCCCATGACGTTCACCAACGGCGTCATTCGGTTCTGGACGGCGAACAGCGTTACCTCGCTGGATTTGTCCGTGCTGACGGCAAGTGGCCATTCGTTCTTTTGCGAATCGGTCACACCGTCTCAGCATCGGATTGATGTGGACCCTGACAAGTTCCTCTACAAGCTGGTCATTCCTTACACCTACTCGGGCGCATCGGAGACAGTGGTCAACACTGGCTTCACGATTTCAGCATCCATGCTGGTGAAGGACATTGAGCTTGATGTGACCACAGTAATGACGGGTGGAGTTCTGGACATCGGGACATCCACCGATCCTGACGGCTTTGCTGATGGCGTGTCGGCGGCCACAACTGGCTTCCCGATTACGCTGTTAGAGGAAGCGTTGGTGTCTACGTCTGGATTGTTCGGTGCGCTGTTGGCGAATGCGACTGGCACGTATGCACGGAAGAAATACATTCGTGCGAACGCCACATCAGGAGCCAGCATTGTGTACGCGAACACGACCAGTTCCAGCACCGCTGGTGCGGGGTACATTTACTTCACATTCGACCGCCTACCGACGAGGCAGGCGTAGTCCGAATGTCTGACCATGTTGAGGCCATAGCTGAAGGCGCTGCGGCCTACTACATTGGGCGAGTCAAGCGGAAGTTGGCTACGGGAGTCTACAAGACTGAACCCGTAGCCTGCTTCTGCGGCTCATCAAATGCCGTGAAGATCACGGACTTTGACCGCTACGGCTTCGACCACAAGATGCACCTCTGCAAAGACTGCGGGATTCTCTACGCCAACCCCCGCATGACAGAGGACAGTTACGCCAAGTTCTACGAGCAGGAATACCGCTACATCTACGACGAGAGCAAAGAGGACGACACTGCTGAGGAGCAGTTTGTCCGTGGTCAGCAAGTGGCTGAAGCCTTACGCGATTACTTAGTGGAGCAATACGAGTTCAAGCCTACCACCGTGTTTGATATTGGCTGCAACGCTGGAGCGTGGCTGCAACCGTTTTTGGATGCTGGCGCACATGTGCATGGCGTGGATTACGGACCTGAGCGTGTGTCGTTCGGCCGTGACCGTGGCTTACCTATTGAGATTGGTTCGATTGAAACCCTGGAGATTCTCGGCACTAAGGCCGACCTGATTTTAATGAATCATGTCTTGGAACATGCCACCGACATTGAGTCCATGTTGAAGCGGATACATGGCCTTCTCAGTGACGATGGGATGCTCTTTGTGTCCATGCCTGGGCTGTTCGCCTGTCAGTTGGACCGCCTGTTCCAGAACGCTCACCCCTGGCAGTTTACCGCTGAGACGCTGACTTATGTGATGGAGTGCTGTGGATTTGAGGAAGTCAGGGCCGATCACACCATCACCTCACTCTGGAAGAAAGCTGATGTCTTTCGGGACAAGCGAGACCTTCCACACCGGCAGTTTGTTCGGGACATTGCCAACTTCATCAATAAGGGTGGACTCAAGTACATCCCCCATATTCGGGCGGTCAATAAGTTTCCACTCTCTGAGCGCAAGCAGTTTGTCGCCTCCTCCGTCTCTCGCAACCTTCCTGACATAGCCGACTTGATTAACAGGCATACGGAACAGGAAGCCATTGTGATTGGAGGGGGACCATCAATAGAGGCACAGGTTGAGACGATTAAGGCAAAGCAACAGGCTGGAGGCGTCGTGCTCGCCATTGAACGCATGTTGCCGTGGTGTACGAAGCATGGGCTTACACCACACTATGTCGTTGCTCAGGATGCGTCTGATGATGTGGTGGAAGCCTTTGAGACCATTCCTGATGGCTTGACCTACCTTGTTGCTTCTCAGTGCAAACCATCGGTGTTCGATGCGTTAGCCGGGGAATCCGTCTACCTGTTCCATAGCAGCAAAAAGGGATTTACCGAGCAGGAGCTTGATGGGGTGTCACCGTCTAAGCAACGGGCGCTGGTGAACGCTGGTGGGAGTGTCGTCATTTGCTCCCTGTCTATCGCCATGCTGTTGGGCATGAAGCGGATTCACCTGTTCGGCTTCGATTGTCATGTGACCAACGGGCATTACGCGAAGGGCATTGCTGGCGTTGGGGAGATGACGAATGCGGTGAAGATCAAGGTGGATGGCCGGTCATTTACGACCACCTTCCCCTATATCGCCTTCGCTCAACAGTTCTTTGAATTGCGGGAAATCGGTAAAGCCGAAGGGTTGCTCGAGGACATCCGTGTGTACGGGGATTCGTTAGTCATTGCGATGAGTCAGGAGGATCTATGTGGAAAATAGTCTGCGGGGTCCTTCTGGGCCTCGTCTTGGCTGGTCCTGTCTGGGCCGCTGAGGAATATAAGCCGGTTCATGTGTTTCAGGATGCGGCCAGTGCGACTGGCAACGGGACTGCGCTGGGTGTAGCTGGCTGGTCAACCATCGGGCTTCAAGTGGTCATTAGCGACACAGCTACTGTGACGTTTGAAGCCACGGCCGACGATTCCAACTGGGTGAGTGCGGTCTGTACGTCAATCGCTAGCACCTCTGGTGCGTTAGTCACATCGGCTACAGCTAGCGGCCTATTCAAGTGCAATGTGGCTGGCATGACACAGTTTCGCGCCAGGATTTCTTCGTACACAGGTGGAACGGTTACGGCGAAAGGCTTACTGACAGTTGCCAAAGCATTTGGCGGTGGAGGAGGAGGAGGGTCATCAAGTGCCTCATCCATCACCAGCAGCGACACGCTTCCGGCAACCTGCACCGTTGGAGATGTGTACGTAGATAACGATGCAGTGTCCCTCTCTTTATGCAGCGCCACAGATACATGGACTGCCGTTCTCACCAGCGAAACGCAAACCCTGCAACTCGCCTTTGCTCAAGGCAAAGCCATTACAGGGGCGAACTCTGAAGCCAACTGCTTTCGGGTGGGGACATCATCAAATTATTACTGCATTTACTCCGATGCTGGAACCGGCCTCTACGTCAAGCCTGAGCCGCTCGCAGATACGGTGATTCGAGCATGGACGAATAACAACATTGTGCTTCGGGATGAAGAAGGCGCAACTCCGATTCTTACGATTGACCCTGACGCCGCAACGCCGCAACTCAAGTACCTATGGGATTCAGACCATTACCCGCTCAAGTCAGTGTGGATTCCTGCTGGCGCTATGAGCACAGATGGAACGCAATGCGCGGCTCCCGCAGAGGTGACGATCAATTCAGGCGCGAAGCGTTACACCATCATCTGTGCTGATAACGACAGCAGTACGGCCTATGCGGAATTAGCTGGTTTGGATGATTGGGACGGTGGAGTCATCTATGTACGCGGCTATTTCATTCAAACTGCCGCAGATACTTCAAACATGAATAGCGATATTGCTGCCGCCTGCCGCCCTGATAGCGAAATCGTGAACAACACATGGGGAACCGAAGTGGCGATGGATACGGCGATGGAAGGCTCCAGCAATATGGACACCGTACTAACGGCGGCGATTACGCCAAACGGAACCTGCACGGGAGCCGGAACGCTCCTGCAACTTCGTTGGCAGTTGGATGCGACTGGAACCACCACGGCGGTTGCAACGCTGCACTTGGTGGGGTTTCAACTGAAGTATTCCAGCAAATCACTGAGCCACTAATGAGGAGCGACTAGATGCCGATTCTACTTCTTGTGTTCATTCTCGTAGTTCCCAGCGTGGGATGGGCAGCGGTTGCCATTGAAGGCAGTTGCACGGTAGCAGAACCGGCCGTCTGTACCACCTGCGATGTGACGCACACGATTACCTCCGCGACAGCCCTGCTCGTTATGATGGGCATCAACGGAGCCCAAACCGTGTCGTCGTCTACGTGGGACTTTGGCGGGACGGCACAGAGCATTGGCGCGGCCATTGCCAGTTCCACGGCGCTGATTCGTGACGGATATATCTTTCTTCTGACAAATCCAACGACCGGATCAAACCTCACCCTGCGAACCGTTTACAGCGGGAATACCACACCGCAAATAGTCCTCTGCTCATTGACGGGTGTGAATCTGAGCGACCCCTACGAAACGCCGGTGGTGACGGAGGGATCGGGCACAGAATCGAGTATTTCTGCGGCATTTTCCCTGGGGGCTGGGGGACTAGCCATCAGCTACTTCGTCATTGGCAATAGCGTGACGGGACTGACAGAGGGAGCCGACCAGACGGCCATTTCGTTCAATAACGCCTTCGGTGACGACGACATTGGCAGTTCGTCCTACGCCACAGTGTCGCCACTCAATTACACCTTTAACGCGACCTCCAGTAACCGATGGATTATCGCGGTGCCGCTTAATGCGGTCTCAACTCGTCGCCCGATTGCGCCCATGCTTCTGAGTTGGCTGCATCCCTTAACTACGTTGTGGAATTTCGTAACGGAGCCTTCGTATGCCTTTGCTCGTTAGCCTGTTCCTCATTCTGTTTCTCGCCTCTCCAGCCTACGCCACGAAGTATTGGGTTGGCTCCGCTGGAAGCGATAGTAACGCTTGTAGCGCCATTGACGGCGATGAAGATCCTGGCACTTACAAGGCCACGATAGGCGACGTGGAACAGGATTGTAGCCTTCAGCCTGGGGATGTCATCCACATCAAAGCGGGGACGTATACAGGGACGGGGCAAACCATCAACGAGCAAGTGTTTGGCGATAACTTCCCGAACGGGACTGTGACGGCGGGGTATACCACGATTGAAGGCGAAGGGATGGGCGTCACAACGGTCAAACCCCCTCGCGGATTCAGGATCAACGAAGCCAGCTACATCAAGTTCTACAACCTGACCATCGACATGGTGAATGTAAGCTCCGGTGCCGATGATTCGTGCATTCAATTCGCAGCGACGACGACCGCGAGCGGCAATCTCATACTCGACCATGTGGAGTGTATGCACGCGGGGAATACGGTTGGCGGTGTGGGGGCTGGTGGGTTTCTGATTGCCGGCGACAGTAAAGGGGCGCCGGGGACGCCGGGAGTAATTACTGGGGTGCTCATTACTCATTGCATTGCCCATGACAACGGCAATTCAGGATTCGGGCACGGGTTCTACATCAGAGTGAATGACCTCACGTTCGAATACACGCACTCCTACAATAATTCGAGCGGCGGGATGCAGAACATCAATAACGGCACCACAACAATGTTGAATCCGATCATCCGATACAACTCGTTTCATGGTAATAAGTTTGGTTTAGCCATCGGTTCCACTGGGGGGAAAATCTACGGCAACTTGATCTATGGGAATACTACGTACGGCGCAAATGATGGGTTTGGAGGAACGACGAGGCCGACACCGAACGTCTGGCACAACAACATTTTTTACAATAATGATCGCGGGCTTGACTGCGGCCTCTTCGGGTCTACGACCGCGCAATCGTGCAGCCTCACGAACAACGTCTTTATCGGCAACTCTAGTGGGGATGTGATTCGCTACAACAACTGGACGATTTCTGGCTCGCACAACGCCTGTACGAGTGCTGAAGCCGATTGCGGGACGAGTAAGATCACCATTGCTGCGATTACCGACATTACGGTTTCCACCACAGATTTCAGGCACAAGTCAGGTGGGTCTGGGATCAATGCGGGCACGACGGTCTCCACTCGCGTCTGTAACGGCACTTGTGACCTGGGGCCGTTCGAATCATTCAACTCACCGGCACCAACAGCCCAAATTGACTTGAACTTACTCGACATTCAGTTGGGGATGAGTAGCAGCGTTCCTGCACAAGTGCTGTCGAATACCTTTACCGTGGCCTGCTCTGGTCATGCGTCCTGCCCTGGGAGTCCTACAGTCTCGTCCGTCACACTGAAGTCTGGCACGGATAGCGTGATTCGCCTCACCATTTCAGGGATCACAGGTGATGCTTGTGCGAATACGCAAACCTGGACCTGGAGTACAACGGCAGGAGGTATCTCAGACTCGGCGTTGATTGGCGGGGACATCAACCAGGAAATCTTTGCAGCCAGTAACCAGGACGTTACGGAAACCTGCTCTGGGTCTCCCACGACACCGCCGACAGGGGATATCCATTACCTGATGGATGAGGGGACAGGCACTAGCGTCAATGACGAGGAAGGTGGCGATGAAGATGGGACACGCACGAATAGCCCACCGTGGGTTACGAGCGGGATCTCGTTCACCGCTGATGCCAATGAGTACGTAGCGGTCCCGTATGGTAACGCGATCAATGCCTCCAGCCAATCGTTGACGATGTGTGCCGATGTCGAGCCAACCGTTGGCGATGAAGCGAATAACCGGATTGTGGCTGGCACGGTTGGATCAAGCCAGCGGTACTATTTGGGTCGATGGGCGGGCTTTTGGGGGATTGCTTCAGGCACCAGTTCCATTTCGGCTTCACCCAGTACGCAGTTCGCGGTGACGACGGGGCGAACCCTTATCTGCATCGTGGGGGATGCGACGGGTGACGTGGCTACATTATGGGTCAACGGTGTCAAAGGCACAGGCAACAGTGTCAAGGCGTACACCGGCTTCAGCCTTGGCGGCAACCTGCAAATTGGGGCGACGGATTATACATTCCTGCGAGGGGGCCATACGGTCTACGAGTGGTGGCTCTTTAAGTCTGCCGAGTCCGATCAGGACATGGCTGATTTGTATGCGGCCTGGTCGCAATCCTCGCCAACGCCCACGGGCACCTACGAGCAGAAAACGCACAAGTGGCAGCGGTTGCGAAATACTGGAGCGGGGGCCGCTGAAGATTTCACCCAGAGCGGGACGACGAACGGCATTACGATTGACGTGGTGATTGGGGGAGCCGTGGCCCTGGTGACACAGGTGGACTGCACACTCGCTAATTGCGACCCGACTGGGTTACGCCTGTTCTACAACAAAAACGGCGGGGCGTTTACTCGGGTTCCCAATAGCGGACAAGACGCCAACTTCTACGGCACGCCTGATGTTGATGTGGTGTCAGGGACGATTGAATGCTGCCTGACGGGAGCCTTGACGGAGAACGATGGGCCAACGAATACCACGACTGATGCCGTGCCGGTTATTGATCTCGCACAAAATGCGTCCTTCGTGCGCCGGTCGATTATTAAACTGGGAACAGGGGTATCCGCTGGCGATACGCTCTGCTTCAAGGAATATCACCAGACAGATCTTGCACTGAACGGTGGATACACACCGAGTGCGGGGGCCTGCTTGACCGTTGGCAGCCATACGGCAGGAGTGGGGTTCTAATGCTCGCACTACTATTTTGGTTCCTCTTCGCAGCCTCAGCCCATGCAGCGAACTTGGAGTGGGACAACACGGCTGATGGTCTGTTGGATGTCGAGTTTCGCGTGACGGTGAATGAACCGTGGATCGTGCTCAAGACGATTCCCGCGTATCCGTCCAGTCTGCCACTGACACAGTTTGGCTATTACAGACTAAGGGTTCCAGGGACAGATCACTACTCCAACGAAGCGCGGTATTTCGCTGACGTGGTGGGTTCAGACAATCTCTCGGTGAAAGCCTTGGACGCGGATCGGCTCGAGATAATCGGACTGAATTGCACCTCCATGTCAACAACTGGCCGTGGCCTCAAACGTATCATTACGTGTAAGCACTAAGGGAGAATTATTATGGCCTGTCTCGGCGCGATACATTACGACCCTGCTATAGCCGTGACGAAGGGCACCGCTACATCTGCCCTTGCAGCCTTCGACACGACCAACGCCAGAATCACGTTTACTGTGCCGGTCTCTGGAATGGTCCTGGTGCGTATCGGGTGTGTCGTGCATGGGGCAACCACATTCTCCTCCATTTTGCTCGGTGTGCTTGAAGGGGCCACGGTGAAGGGGCGTGCGTGTCCTAATGGTGGACTCAGGAATACAGCAGTGGCGACGGCGATGGCCTTTCAGGAAGCGAGCTTTGTGGTGCCAGGGCTCACACCAGCAGCGCAACTGACCTGGGATGCCGCATGGGGGATTGAGACCTTTGTGGCCAATTCATTGATTAAGTACGGTGGGCCGAATGATGGGACGGCCAACAATGCATTTGGGGCGCTCATTTTTGAAGTCTGGGAGGCCTAGTTGACTAGTACCCTGATTCGCACAGCCGTTCAGAAGCATGCAGCACCGCCATTGCTGCAACTGCCGATTCAGTGGGTGGACCCAGGGCCGGTACGCAACGGTGTGGTGTTAGTGACGTTCACTGAAGCGCGGACGCCACAGGGCTATCACACACGGAAGATCACCAGCATATTCTGGCCAGCTGATTTTCCCAAGGAGTTGCAATTGGAGTATGAGAAGCCGATCTATCATTTACTGAACAGGGAACGCCAGAAGGCCGTGATCTGATGACGTTAGCGTTAAACAGTAATGTTCAGCACGCCATTAGGCAGAGCAATCTAGTGGCCACACCGAGTTCAAATTGGGTGCCGAGCTTTGCCGCACACGCCACCCCGCACAGCAAGGGGAACTGGGCCACGCTCTTGACGACCACCTATGATGCGTATGGATTCTGGTTGACCCCCTCGGGAACATCTGCGGCAGCAACGCAGACCGACATGCTGGTGGATGTGGCGATTGGCCCGAGTCAGGAAAACATTATCATCCCAGAGTGGCTGTGCGGATGGAGACCGCAAACGAACGTCGCCCCAATCAGCACCTATTTCCCTATTTTTATTCCCAAAGGCACGCTGATCTCTGCCCGCATTCAAGCCCTGATTACGGTGGATACGCTCTTTCTCGGGATATTCACCAATGAAGGCGCGAGCGCATTTCCTAGCCCTCTGTTTAGCGGCTGCGATGCCTACGGGACCAACATTGCCGCGTCCCAAGGGACCAGCCACACACCGGGGGACAGCGGGGCTGAATCCACCGCCGCGGACATTGGGGTGACAACCACACGCCCGTATAGCGCGGTGATGTTGGGGCTGGGTGGGACGCTCGCCAACACAACGATGAACGGCCTGCAATACCATTGGGAACTGGTGATAGGCGGGACAACCGTCTGCGAATGGTGGGCCGCGACGACGACTGGCGAACAGCAGTTAGGCCCTGTCCCCACAGGCCCGTTCCTGGTCAGTATTCCCACAGGGACACAACTCCAGGTCAGAGCCGAGTGCAGCGGCACCGCGCAGGCCCAGGATGTAGCGTTCTATTGCTTTTATTAGGTAATTATGATTACTGAACTCTTCACAGGTACGGAAGCCGTCAGCACAACTGAATGGTCGATGACCACGGATACCGCTGGCCCTGACGCTGATACCACGGATGGCAACATTCAAATTGTGTTGGATGTGAGCGACATGGTGGCGGGAGACATTCTCCAAATTCGGCTCTATGAGAAATGCCGCTCAGGGGATACGCAACGGTTAGCTCAGGAGTGGGTTCTATCGGGCGCACAAGCCTCCCCGTTGTGGATCTCCCCCCAGTTCATGGTCATGCATGGCTGGGATGCCACTTTAGACGCCTTGGCCGGCACGATTACGGTGTTGTGGAGCATTCGCGTGGAAATCGTGGATGCCAATATCCAATACGTCAACGATGTGCTTGTGACTGGTAACGGACAAGCTGGTACGGAGTGGGGGCCATAAATGGCGAGTAGTTGGGGCGACAGTTGGGGCGATAGTTGGGGGGACTCATGGGGTGCCGATGAGGGAGGCGGGATAGTCATTCGCATTATTCACGGCAACGAGGAAGATGGCTCTGACGATTGGGTACAGGAGTATGAAGCGTAATGGCTAATGATCTGACCATGAATCCCTGGAAGCTCGATACGACTGGGGCGCTAAGTTCAGAGAATGTCCGTATTGAACGGGCGCGATGGGTAGGCGGGACGACGGCGGGACATACCTGCGAAGTGAGAGACGGTGCCGGGAAAACCATTGTGGCGTTCGTAGCAACAGGAGCCAACTATAGTGAGGATGTTCCAGTATGGCGTGAAGTGACAGGCGTGACGCTTCAGACACTTGGAAGCGGAACACTCTATCTATCCATTGCAACCAGACCGAAGAGATTTTAAGGGGGACGTATGGCGACTGTAGACGAATTTAAGGGCCTGAACATTGTCGTAGAGCAGATGAGCAAGACGGTTGAGCGCCTTCGTTCTGAGCAGAAGGCCAAGGAATCGGCCATCAAGGAACTTAATGAACAGTTGGTCTTGGTGGAGATGGGCTGCAAGGAGAAGATTGCACTTGCCAGGAAAGCCTGCGACGAGGAATTAGCACAGCTTGAGAAGGATGTGCAACCGATGCGGGAATTGAAGCAAGAATGCGAGAAGCTACGCGGTGAATTAGTGGCGATTAGCCGGGACAAACTGAACGCCATTGCCGAACTTGCCGCAGCAAAGAATTCGGCGATTCGTGAAGCTGATGAGGAACTGAAGAAGCGGTCTTCCAAACTCGCTGGTATTGAGAGCGCCATTGCAGCCTGTAAAGCGAAGGTCGCGAGTCTCTAATGCCTACTAATAACTTCAACGTCAGTCGAAACGAGCTGATTGACCTAGCCTATAAGGATCTAGGCGTATTGGCCGAAGGGGAAACGCTCTCAGCTGACTTGCTGAACACAGGGATTAAGAAGCTGAACCTCATCATCCGTGAGCACGATTTGGCCGGCAAACACCTGTGGGCCATCAGCCTGAGCAGCATTACCTTAGTGGCTAACACCTTCGTCTATACCACCAGTAACGGGCTCTCCAGTAGCGCCTTGAGCATTGTGAGTGCCAGTTACCGGAACACCTCGGGCAATGATGAACCGCTGGATGTGCTCACCACTGAGCAGTATGAAATGCTGGAGAACAAGACGGAGACTGGCGATCCTCGCTATGTCTACCTGACGGAGAACACCACGGTTTCTAGCAAGTCGCTGTATGTGGTGCCGATGCTCTCGAGTGTCAATACTCAGTCTGTGGTGACTGGAACCGATGCAGCAGCCTGGAAGTGTATACGGGCGCATACGGGAGCCTCTGAGAACAGGCCGATTACTGGAGCCAACTATCTCCTCTATTGGGAGTCCGGTGGATCTGGAGCGGTGGCGTGGGCTTCTGGCACCAGCTACGTGGCACCTGAGTTAGTACGCCTTCAGTTGAAGCGGCCCCTCTATGACTTCGATGCTGCGGCCGATAACCCAGACATGCCGCAAGGCTGGTCCCTGTTCCTTCAGAAGCAACTCGCCATTGAATTAGCGCCGGGGCATAACACCCCTATCGAGCGGGTGAACTTGCTTCGCAGCCTCAGAAACGAGTCGCACGAAAAGGTCTTCAGATCAGTGCAGGCACAGACGACCAGCATTCATAACAAGGTGCTTTACTTCTAATGGCCTGGAAAGAACTCCCATTAACGGGAGACCCCTACGCGAACGTGGATGAAGTGGAGCTAGACGGCGTGTCTGCTGCCCTCATTGACGGCTATGTAAATGAGCTAGGCCATACGGTGAAGCGGCCAGGGCTGGAGGAATTTGCTAACTACGGCATAGACGGATTAGCCGCCATCTTACCAGCCATCATCGGGCTCTATTGGGATGAGGTCAATAACATTGTTCTTGCTGTGAACCGCGATGGGACTCTCTATAAAGTTGACCGTGATGGCACAATGACTGACACATCACAACTCGGTGAGACTCCAACGATTAACAGGACTTCGTTTGCGACGGACAGAAGCAATCTATACTGGGCGCATGGAACGCTTATTATGCAAACGGACATCACGCCGCTTACCGATAATAGCACGATAGTCATGGCTGATGCCCAAGCCCCTACGACGGTCACGCACCTTGCGACCCTAGACGGCTACTTGATTGCGACTTCGGGCGGGAGAGATGCCCAGTTCACCGACCCGAATGATATGACCTCATGGACCTCCACTGACACATTTCGCAAGGCCGGCAGGCCGGATTCCTTGCTTGGGATCTACGAGGGCTGGTCAGAACTCATGCTTGTCGGAGAGGAATCAGTTGAGATTTGGTACAACGACGGCGTGACCCCATTTGTGCGGCGGGTCAACGGCCTGATTCCTACCGGCTGTTCAGCCGTGCAGACATTCAGGCAGGTTGGGAACCACTGGATGTGGTTGGACAACAAGCGGCGATTCGTGAAGCTGGAATCCCGTACCCCTACACACATTAGCTTCCCCTATCACAAACTCATCCAGACGTTCGATATCGTCTCGGATGCCATTAGCGACAACATTGAAGTGGCAGGTTTCCCGCTCTACGTAACGAGTTTCCCCAATGGTAAGACCACACTCGCCTATAACTATCAGACTGGCGGCTGGTCGCAATGGGGCTATTGGAATACGGCGACGGCTCAGTATGAAGCCTTTAGGGGCCATTCCTATTGTTACGCCAAGGGATGGAACTTCCACCTAGTTGGCGACAGGCAGGACGGCCGTATTTATAAGATCAAAAATGATTGCTACACCGATGACGGCGATCCAATCAGAACGCTACGGCGTACCGGCTTCATCAGTCATGGCACCTACAATGAGAAGACATCCTCTGAGATTGTCTTTCGATTCAAGCGGGGACAGGGCAATAGCGATGTGTCGGACCCTGTGATTACGCTTCGCTGGAGGAACCATAACGGAGCCTGGAGCAATGAACGGCAGTTGCGGTTGGGCCAAGTCGGAGACCACTACCTAGAAGCCCGTACTCATAAGCTCGGTGCCTACAAGTTTCGGCAGTATGAAATCTGCCATACAGACGCCTGCGAGTTTGTGTTGGTGGATGCTCAGGAGAACGTGGAATGAGCGAAGTTGTTGCACGACCACCACGGACTGCTGATGCTGATGAAATGCTGGACTACCTGGATGAGTTGTATTCGTATCTCAGGTACAAGGCTATTAGTGTGATGAGCACTGGCGCAGCTGGCAACGGCAGGACGGATGATACCGGAGCCATTCAGAGGGCCATTGACTCTATCGGGTCAGACGGAGGGGCTGTCTACTTTCCACCAGGATACATCTTCGGGATCGGTGCGGCCGGCCTTTCGCTCGCGTCCAAGTCCAATGTCATTCTGTTCAGTGACGGAGCGGCGAAGCTGAAGCTGTTGGCGGTCTCGTCTACCACGTTGGCCACGGCTGGGGCCACATCCATACGGCTCTCTTCATGCACCGGCTGCACGGTCAGTGGCTTGGTCATTGATGGTAACAGTATCGCCTCCAATCCCATTGGCCTCTATCAATGTACGGATTGCGAAGTGTCAGGGAACCGCCTCTCTTCGGGTGGTCTCAATGCGGGAATCTTCTCATGGGGTGGAACCCGCAATCGGATAGTGAGGAACCATGTGGCCTCACTCAGTGGCACCGCTCGAGGGATTTGGGCTGGTAATGTGAATACGGTTGAGACTGAAACTGACCCATTGATTTATGGGAATTATGTTCACGATCTTGGCGGCTCTGGCATCGTCATATCTGGAACGGGGTTCGATGCGACTAAAAATATCAGCGATAACAATGCTGGGAGCGGCATTACGCTATCCTCTGCGGCAGCGAGTGGCGTGACTACGCAGCGTGGAGTCGTGGCTCAGAATATCTGTAAGAATAATACCTTTCATGGCATTCAAGCTGATGCGTCTGTAGCTGGAACTGATGTGATTAGTGATGTCTCTATTACCGGCAACCTCTGCGAATTGAATGACGGCAGCGGGATTTATGCCGTGAACGTGAGACAGTGGACGATTCAGGGCAATACATGCAGGAACAACGATGCTGATGCTTCCGGGACTGGCGCAGGCATTCAAGTTGAGTTTGGCAAGCGTGTCACCGTCCAAGGCAATACTGCCTATGACACTCGGGCTGGTGGGTCTAGGACGCAGGATGTTGGGATCTACGTAGTCGCTGGGACTTCCGCTACGGAATCTGAGGATGTTCTCATCCAGGGGAATCTAACCTATAACAACCTAGATAGTGGAATTCTGGTTACGACTTCAGGAAGCGGCACCATTGATACCGTTTCGGCGGTAGGCAATATGTCTACGGACAATGCCGTAAGGGGGATTTATTTTGAGGGAGCCAGCAGCATTGTCAAAGCCTTGATTGATTCAAACATCATGGCTGGCAATGGGACGCACGATCTCAGAACCACCGTGACGGATAAGACATTGGGAACGAACGTCTACACCACTTCGTCAATAGCATGAGCGAACTTGAGTGCGGCCATATGGTGCATTTCCAAAAGATTGGTGACGGGGCGAACGTGTGGCGGGTGAAGAATCAGCTGGAGGCCCATCCTGAACTATGGGACCAGCATACGATTCGCAAGACAGCACCGAACACCCCACATAGCGGCATGTCTGACATTTGGGTGCGCTACAACGATGTGAAGAAGTATGAGGAGAGTGGCGACTATCGCACATTCAATGATGCTCATGTGCCAGTCTGGTATCCAGCCTGGACCGTGATTCCATCGCTCAAGCCCATTGTCATGGACCTGATGGCCGCAACGGAAGGGGAGATGCTCGGCGGGGTGCTCATTACCCGCATTCCTCCTGGTCATGGTATCGCCCCGCATACAGATGACGGCTGGCATGTTCAATACTATGACAAGTTCTACGTCTGTATTCAGAACGATCCTGGGGCTACCTTCTGGTGTGAGCATGATGGGGTCAAGGAAGGACTTGAGCCGAAGGAAGGTGAAGTGTGGCTATTCGATAACCGAAAGCTGCACTGGGTCGAAAACAACAGCGTACGAGACAGAATCACTCTTATTGTCTGCATACGAACGGAGAAGTATGGAAGGGTTAGTTGAGCAGATACAAACGGATGTAGCGGGGTTGTACTTCCGCTCAATCGTGCTGCCGGCGTTTGTCATGGTGCCACAGCATGAACACCCCTACGATCACGCCACACTTGTAGCCAGCGGCTCGGTAAAGCTCTGGGTAGATGGGGAGTTAATGGGCAAGTTTGAAGCGGGGCAAGCAGTCGAGATTAAAGCGAACCATAAGCATGAATTCTTGTCATTAGTAGATGGCACTCGTCTAGTCTGTGTTCACCATACAGCTAGCGCAGTCGCAGCGATGGAGGTCTAAGATGCCTTGGGGAATAGCAGCAGCAGCGGTAGTCGGAGCAGGAGCGTCAGTGACGGGCGGTCTCCTGCAAAGTGGAGCGGCCAAGGATGCAGCGGCGGCACAGGAAGATGCGGCTCGGCTTGGCATCCAGACAACTCAGGCTGCGGGGCGTGACGCCTTATCGTACCTGGACCCCTATAGGAATTTCGGCCTCACCGCTGGGTACGCCATGAGCAACATGCTGTACTCGCCGGAACAGGTGAGGAATACAACCGATACCCAGCGGGTCGCGTTGCAAGGTGAAATAGATCGGCTGAAGGCAGGGATTCCGCAATGGGAAACGTATCAAACATTTACCGGCAAGAATGCCAGCGAGCGGAGACGAGATGCTTTCATTGCCGAACGCAACACCATCTCACAGAAGATAGCTGAGGCAGAAGCCAAGCTAGCGACATTCAATAAACAGTCGGAGTTGCAACTGAGTCAGGCGCAACAGGCGTATCAGGCTCAACCGTTAAACCAATACGAGCATAAGGCCATCAAGCCACCTACATTGGAAGAACTGGAAGCCTCCCCATGGTATCAGTTCCAGAGTCAGTTGCTTGGGAGGACAATGGATCGGCATTTCGCAGCTAGGGGCCTCAGCGGTTCAGGCTTCGAGGCTGAGGAGAAGCGTAGAGGATTGATCGAACTGGGTGCGGGTGAAACTGAGCGGCAGTACAGCAGAATGGTGGCAGATGATGAACGCATGTATAACAGAATGGTGGGAGCCGACGAACGGCAGTTTTCAAGAATGGCAGGGATGTTTGGGATTGGCGCAAATGCGGCCGCGCAAGGTGCAGGGGCTATCACCGGAACCGCTCAGGGTGTCTCCAACCTACAGGTAGGCGCTGGCAATGCTCAGGCTCAAGGGTTAATTGGGGCAGGGAACGCTTACGCAAATATGGCGACTGGAATTGGTAACGCGGCAACAGGGGCCATCGGAGCAGGGCTTAACTACAGTATGTTTAATAGCCTGATGAGCAGGAACAAGCCTAATACCGCTGGGATTGATTGGCAGACAACACCAACCAATCCCTATGAGTATTAGTTATCTGCCAGCTTGAGGGAACGGCATGGCCATAGGTTGGAACGTCACAGGCGGTGGAGTAGGCATCTGGCGAAAGCCTTGGTTTATGCCGTTAATCATGGCATTGCCAGCACCGAACAAAGCCATGCCTCGCGTCTGTTCTTCAGCTAAAGCCATTTGGTTGTCCGTCTGTGGCAGATATTGTTGCAGATATTCCATCTCCCGCTTCGCTTTGTGTTCAGCAGCAAGGAACTGGTTGACGCATTGCATCGGATCTTTCATGGCTTTACAGAAGTTCAGCTCACTATCGCTCATAGCGAACGCTGGTGAGGCAATCAACAACGCAATGAATGTGAGTAAGGTTCTCATGGGCCACCTCCTGTATATCTATAATGGTACGCCCCTACTGAAAGGCTTGTCAAATGGCTGAAGTGAAGACCCTAAGCGACTATTGGAACCCCATGCAGACTGGGATGCAGATGCTACAACTGGACCAGAACGCGCAAGCCCTTGAATTGCGTAAGCAATCTGAGATGGCGCAGCAAGCGCATCAGCAAAGGCTGGAACAACTCAATGCCCTGTCTACCACCATGGGACAAGCGCCATTAAGCGATCAGTACCCCATCTTAAAGCAATACGCTGAAGTGGCCGGCATTCCGATACGCCTTCTGCCAAGTCAGAACGCCTTTATCTCCAATCCTGACTTGTACCAGAAATTCGTCATGGCGAAACCTGGGAGCCAGGAGCAACAGCAGTATGGGGCCGAACTCAAGAAGATGTCACCTTCAGCACTAAAAGAATCGGCTGCATTAGCTGCACCTGGGATGAAGTTGGATGCTGGTAAAGCTCTACGTGGTGCAGCTGGCAGCACTGAGGAAAACCGTGCGTTAGATATGGCGGTGAGTGAGTTTGGCCCAGCACAGACGCAAGCCTCGCAAGTGGCCTTCCAGACACCATTGGAGAAGGCGAAGGCTGAAGCCATCATCAATCAGGGAGCCATGGTCAAGGTTGAGGGCGAGTATATTCTAGGGGCCAAGAACGCGGCGAGGGCTCAACTGGAAGAGGCTCGGCCACTGTTGGATGCCTATGAGCAATATAGCTCGACGATAAACCAGAATGAACGCTCTAAGATCATGCAGAAGTTCGAGACCATTCCAGGGATGCCTGACTTTGATGAGAAGCGGCTTGCTCAGATTCCACAGGTCAAGAAAGAGCTGGAGCATTTCAGGGGAGTGCGCCAAGAGATTGCAACCAACCTAGAGCGGTTGTCACTTGGATTGCCGATGACCGGTGAATTTCAGGGCAAGACACCTGAGGTCGTTGATGCTCAATCGAGAGCCCTGAATAGTGTGATTGAACTGAATGAGACGCGGCTAGAGTTTCTCAAGAACCCGAACAAGGAAACCTTTGCACGCTATGCCAACCTCCAGCAGCGGCTAGAGGATCGGGCTACATCCTTGCGCCAGACACACATGAACATCGAGCAGTTGCAGCTGGCTGACAAGCAAGGCAAGGAACAGCGTGAACTCGTTGAGAAGCAACAGTTAGCCACCGCTCAGACTGAATTTGCTCAACGTGCCGCGAAGCTAGGACCAAGCCCATCCGATTCAGCCCTTATGGGGTTGGCTGGAGAGATTGCTGGGAAGCACCCAGGCGTTGCGCCACAACAGCTCATTATCAATTTGCACAATAAGGCTGGGGTGGAAATTAAGATGCCTGGAACGATGGAAGAGGCTGGCAAGGTCTCCATGATTAGCAACGCCGTCAGGAATGTGGATGATGTACTAGCAGCGATTACGAAGAAGGACGGCTCCATTGACCGTGACTTGGTGTTCCAATCGTTTACCAACCTTCCATTCTCGGACGGACGCGAAATCAATTCCATGATTGAGGATGCGATTTCAGCCAAGTTAAGGGCAGAAACCGGAGCGGCTGCGAACGCTGACGAAGTGAAAAGCATTACCCGCAGATTCGGGCTCAATTCGTTCGATAAGGATTCCGTCATTAGAAGCAAGCTCACCCGTTTGCGGAGGTTCCTCAACGACAGTATGAATGTGAGAGACCCTAGTGGGAAAATACGAGCAACAATAGGCGGTGGAACAGTTGGTACGCCACAGGCCGGCGCGGTGCAAGGTGGCTACCGCTTTAAGGGTGGTGATCCATCAAAGGAAAGTAACTGGGAGAAGGTGAACTAATGGGAGGTCCATGGGAGAAATACCAGCAGACCGAATCGCAAGGCCCCTGGACGCAGTATCAAACTGGCATTCCTGCCGATAGTCCCTCGCGTGTCGGGCTGGACATTGAACAGATCGGCGGTGCAGCGGCTGGAGTAGCGAAACAAGCAGCCCTCCCAACCGCAGGCAGCATTGCGCTCCCAGCCTTGGGGACGGCGATATTGGGGCCTGCGAATGCCCCATTTGTCCCGCTCGAGATGGGTATTGGAAGCGGGATCGGTGAAGCCGCAAACCAGGCGCTAGGCATTACAGAGCCAAGTCTATTTCAGATAGGTCTAGCTGCCGGTCTTCCTCCTGTTGCTGGCTACGGGGCCAATGTGTTGCGTGGTGCGGCCAAATTACCAGGGGCACTGAAAACCTTAGCTCCAGGTATGGCCAAGGAGCAGGTAGCTGGTTATCGCGGGGCAGAGTCGGCTAAGGATGTTATGGAAGCGGCGACGAGGCAAGGGCTCACCATTCCGCTGACAGATACGACCAACGTACTGCAAGAGATGCGGAATACGATGTTTAACCAGACTCCAGCTGGTCAGAAAGCCTTTGAGAAGGTATTGAAAGATACCGGATTGGAGGACCTAGTTACTGGTTCTGGCACCGTAACCCCAGCCAAGATGCAAGCCCTGCTGCACGATATTGGGAAACTTCAGGCAGGGGCGGCGACTGATGAGGCTAGCGGTATTTCCAAGGAATACCTTGGCAAGTTCTTCAAGTCGCTCAACGATGATCTAGATAATAGCGGAGCCGCGCTAGGGCAGGCCCGTGACTATTGGAAGCGTGAGCAGGTCCTGAACGATATTGAGGAGCGGATCAATAAGGCTGTATTCACACCGAAGGGGCAAGGGGCTCAAACCGATTTCAGTCCACAGAAGATCATCAATGAACTGAACGATACAAGCGAAGGGATTGGAAAGTGGTTTTCACAGTCGTTCTCACGGTCAGAACAGGCTGAGATAAAGAGCCTCTTTCAGTTTCTCAATACCATCCCAGGTCTCCAGCCAGGGGCGGGTCAGCAGTTTGGAAGCGGCAAGTTCTGGGAGCGGGTGACACATGCTGGAGCGGGTGGCAGTATTGGCTACGGAGTTGGACTAGCGACATTTGGGCCTCCTGGTGCAGCGGTTGGTGCCGGAATAGGCATGTTCGCCCCTGAAGCCATGAACGTAGGCGGCATGATCTTGCAAGCCAATAAGATGCCAGGTGGCAAGCAATTCGTGAGACAGCTATTTACCAATGAGGGGGCCATTACCCCCAAGCTCTTAGGTGCGCTATCCTCATTTGTAGCTAGTGGAATTGCCTCAAAGAGCCGTGATATAGTAGGCTCAGGAACGATGTTACAGCCATTTAAGAACGAACAATAATTAAGTTTCCCCCGGCCTCCTCACTGCCAAGTGACTCCCCGGTAACTCCTGAAGGAGTCACATGGCAACTTTCGCACAGTTCAAAGCCTTTGGACCGTACTTCAATTCTTCCGGTTCACTCTACACGTTAAAGATTTATCACTACGCTGCCGGAACCACGACACTCAAAGACGGCTACACCACTCGCACGAAATCAGCCACAGTTGCTCAACCGCTCGAGTCTGATTCTGCTGGCGTTGCCTCTGCCTACTGGGATGGGATCTACAAGTTCAGGGTTGATGGCTCAACCGATGGTGTCAACTACTCCACGATTTATACCTGGGATAACGTGTCCGTCCTCGATAACAACCCAGTGGGTGAAGGCGATTCCATTACCTCAGGGACTACGCTGACCCTCGGGACTGACGGTGATGTGTTCCATGTCACAGGCTCTACTGGCCCCATTGCGGACATTAGCGGGACTCAGCCGCGAGTCACCCTGATATTTGATTCGACTCCGACGCTGACGCATTCAGCCTCATTGGTACTCAGTACGGCCGCAGACCTTACCGTGTCGGCCAGTGATGTGCTGGAGTTTGTGAATGATGGGAGCGGGGTGTGGCGGCAAGTCGAACGCACCGCCATGATTGCCCAAAAGACGTTAGCGGCTTCCACTTCAGGTACAGCGGTTTCGTTCACATCTATTCCATCTGGTGTCAGGCGAGTGACCGTTATTTTCTCAGGAGTCTCCACTAACGGGACCGATCCACTCCTCATTCAACTCGGTGACAGTGGGGGAATTGAGGACACCTCCTACGCAGGAGCCAGCAATATGGTCACCAATGGTTCTGCAACCGCAGGGGCAACCTCAACAGCTGGGCTCCTCATTCAAAGCGCATCAGCGGCCAATATCTTCCACGGTGCGGCCGTCTTTAACCTCATCAATAAGGCCACATTTGCCTGGGTTGGTCATGCCACCTTTGCCCTGAGCAATGCGGCGAGCAATGTGGTTTCTGCCTGCACCAAATCGCTTACGACTGAATTGACGCAGCTACAAATTACGACCACAGGTGGAACGAACACCTTTGATAACGGAACGATCAACGTCATTTATGAGCGGTAAATGGAACTGACCTGGCTTCTGATAGCGGTGCTGACAGTGGTGGGTTCAGGCGGCTTCCTGGGCTGGGGTGTCGAGCATATTGAGAAGAACTGCCATGAGAAAAACGAAATGTTACTCAGCGAACACAAACAGGGACCACTGAGGGATTGCTAATGGAACCAGGCTGGCTCTCACAAAATCTGCATCCGATCCTCAAGAAGCATTTAGGTGAACTGGAAAAGCGCATGGGCTTTGCCCTGACGATTACCAGTGGCTACAGACACCCTGAGCATAACAAAGACGTGGGCGGGGTGCCGTTTAGTGAGCATACCTACGACCCAGCGGAAGGCGTAGACATCCTCTGCAAGCGGTCCGTCACTCGCTACAAGATG